GTCGCATCGGCCAGCGTGGCAATGCCAGTGATGGTGCTGGAAGTGCTGGAAGCCCGGATAACCGCGCTCACCGTCTTGTTGGCGGCATTGGCCTTGGTAAAGTAGATACCATCCGTGGGAGCCGAAGGACCACCCTTGGTCAGACCGATGATGAAGCTGGGGCTATTGGCCGAGGCAATGTCGGAAACGGTGAAACTGCACGCGAACCATGCCCGATAGCCAGGCGTGATCGAGAACGAGGCCGGATTGAGCGTGATCCCCGCATCGTTAGTGGCCGTCGTGCCGGTCGTGATGAGCAGCGACCCGCCGTTGACCGCTTGCAGCGCAACCGTGCCGCTGTTGGTCTTGGTTTCGGTCCAATCCCCGGCAACGTAGGTGTTGAAATCGTTGAAGTAGACATTCGCGGCGGCGGGACATGGCATCGGGAAGCCGCCGAACATCGTCTTGCGTTGCTGGGTCGATAGACCAGACAGAAAACGCGAAGGGGGAGCAATCCACTGCTGAGACATTCATACCTCCTGTAGCACTCGTGGTTAGAGCACGCCAGACTTCGGCGCACTACGCGGAAGCCAGAGAAGCTAGATGGAGGTACGGCGCTACTTTACTTCTTTTTCTTGCCCATTGCCTTCTTTTTCTTCTTCGGCTTGGTCAAGACCCCGCTCGGTTCGTCACGATCAGCGGGATTCATTTCTTATCCTTCGGTGCTTTGGGAGGAACCATCCCCCACGGACTCTTACGCAGTTTTTTGTTCGGCACGACTTTCTCCTTTTACCAGTTCCACTTTCGGCGCTTTGTACTCGTCCCACTGCCATGCCTTGCGCCCGATATGGCCTAGCAGCTTGCTCGCATCCTGATCCAGCAACACATCGAATCCCGCTCCGCGCACCCGCTCGAAAAAGGCAAAATCCTCAGTCGTGTAGGCGTTCGCCGGAGCATCGAAAATCGTCTGGAACCACGGCTGCGGCGTCTTCTTGAAGACTTCGATCTCGAACAGGCTCGCTCCAAATCCGGAGTAGATGACGGGAATGGTCCCGGTTGATTCCTGTGAAGTAATGACCCGCTTTTCGTCCAGCCCAATCGCCACGAACTGCGGATCATGGCTCTTGACCAGATAATTGGTGACCACCACCGGCTGCCGACGCCCCAGCATGATTTCCAGGATCGTCTGGTGAAAGGTCATGTCGTCATCGAGAAACATGAGGTGGGTGTAACCCTCGCTCACCGCCGCCGCCGCCAACTGTTCCCGATTGCTGTGAATGCACGACGACTGAATCGTCTGCAAGCCCAGCGTGACCTTGGCCTCTTTGCGCGTCGGAATGCCAAACGCCGCGTGATGGCTGATGAGATTGACCAGCGAATAGGTGAATCCCATCGGCACCATGCCCGCCGTGGGAACCGCGATCAGCACTCGCAACTCAGTCAACATTCGCATCCTCGAAAAACAGGGCCGACCGCCCGCTTCACCCAGATTTGTTCAGCCGGCCCCACTCCTACTCTCTCAACATTTACAAGCTATATTTCGTACAGAGTCCTATGGGCCATTAACTGCCCAAAGTGCGCGTGCGTCGTCAAAGCCAAAGGCGTAACGCTCCATCGACCCGGCCTTTTCGTTGAAGGTGTCGAAGTCGTTGTCGTTGAAGAAGCGGATGGACTCGCGTTCTTGCCACAACATGCCGGCGTCTTCACCACCGTTGTCAGTGCGGATGAACCAAGCGTGCGGAGCCGTCAGGTAGACCGACTTGATGATGCCGTCCGGCAATGCCCCGGTGTACTGGATAGCGTTGATGTCGTTGTTCGCCGTTCCTGACTGGTACATCGACTTCATGATCCGCGTCGCGTTGTAGAACTCTTGGCGCGGCACGATCAGGGAACGGCCCTTGACGTTGATGAGCAGTCCCTTGTCATCCACGAAGCCATCAATGGCGATCAGCGCATCTTCGAGCGAGGTTTCCGACAGATCACTGGACGTTACCGGCGTATTTGCATACGTCCCGCCACCGACCAAGGGATGCGCCGTTGACGCCAAGGCAACTCCATCGGCACCCGTTTGCAGGGTCGAACTGAACGCTTGGTTGTAGACCAGATGCGCGAACAGTTCCTTCGCCTGCACCATGGAGAACGCCAGCGCCTTAGTCCGGGTCTTGGACACCTTGGGATACAGGTTGTCCTTGATTTCCTCGTAGGTGACGATGTAGCCCAGCGCGACCGTCGCATTGGTCAGGCGCGTGGTGAAGCCCTGCGATTGCGAGTCGTAGGCGAGCGATGTGCCTTGCGCCTTAACAGCTGCCAGTGAAAAGCCGGTCACGCCGACATATTCCTCGTATGCCTTGTCGGAATTGACCTTGTTGAAAAGCTGCGGAAAGACCTTCTCATGCTCGTTGTACGCAATACCGAAAGTCGCGCGTACTCCAGGCCAGAGTAGTTTGGGTAGTGAACCAGTAGTGATTACGCCGCCGGCCATGTCAGACTCCCGCAGTCAGGTTGCCGAACTCGTGGGCATTGATCTTCGCCCGATAGACCGAGTAGGAACCGTAAGTGTTATTCGGAATCTGCTGAAGACCGATGAGCTTGATCGACAGCGAGGACGTTGTGGCGATGGTCGAGGTGTTGAGCACCGTTGCCGAGGGCGCAACCGAAGGCGCAGCAGGCGAACCCGCCGTTACCGTCAAGCTGGAATTGCTGCTCGACTTCGCCGCCGTCTGGTTAGTTGCTGTCGCGTCGCCCTGCACCGTGAACATGCACATCGGGTCGTCCACGACATAGGCATAGTAGGCTCGCGTCTTCGTTGCCGGGATGTTGGTCACATCCAGCGACAAGGCGGTTCCTGCGAGCGATACACCCTGACTTGCCGGTTCCACGCCGATGATCACGCCACGCAGCGTTTCCGTGCCCAGCGATGCCTTGATGATCCCCGTTACCCCAGCCGCATCACCGGCGGCGGCGGAGAGCACCGTATCGCCCATGTAATAGGCCAGCGTATCGGTGGACGGAATGTAATAGCGCGTGGTTTCCTCATTGAACTTGCTGCCTGCGAGATTGCGATGAGGCGCAAGCCCGAAGGGTTTGTTGAGATTAGCCATTGGTTTCCTTAACGAACGATTTTGGACCCGATTTCAATCGGCGGCAGGCCGGAGCGCGTTTGTTGGGCAATGGAGTCGCCAGCAGAGAACTGCCGGTCAGACGCATTCTTGCTCATGCGCCCCTTCAGGAGAGCCTCTTTGATTGGCTCGATTGCCGTTTGCGCGTACTGCGCCTGATGTTCTTGTTCCAGCCAGAGCGGTTTCTTCATGGCGTACATATAGAAAGGTGCGCCATTTTCCGTACCCGCGATCTGCCGGACGTGTGAGCCTAGATCGTTGTTGCCTGGGGTCAAACCTTCGTTAAGAGCTACCTCGTCGCTATTTATGAATTCCCAGCCGGAAGCCTTGGCTTGATTGATGCGCACTCCTGAGTTCGCCTGATCCACGAACCAGTGCGTGCGATAGCCGGGAATGGGGTCGTCGGTGCTGCCGTTCTTGCCGACAAGAACCAGCTTCTGAATCTTGCCGTTAAAGAGATTGGGCTTGGAAACGCGAGAGGCGGGTTGCGGGATGGGAACGTCGAAACTGACATTGGAGGGCTGCCGGAAATTGGCATCCGGGGCTTTCCTCGGCTGATGGACCTGTTGCATGAACTTTTCCGCTCCAGAGGTTTCACGTGGAACATCGACCGGAATGCTGCCAACTCCGCCATCGAACACCGAATCCGGATTCATGGCAGCAGCGGCTTCGGCAGTAGCCTTTTCCGCCTTCAACTTCGCCGTCAGCGCCGGCCATTCGCTACGGGGATGGCCTTTGTACGGACTCGGACCTCTTGGTGCGCGTTTTCCCATGCCGCCCATGCTTACCTCTGGAAGTATTCAGGCGGGAACTCCTTGAGGAGCGCCGCCTTGGTGATTTTCGGATTATCGGCTACGAACTTGTCGTATTCAGCCTTCACATCGGGCTTCAACTGGCTCCAGGAGCGGGTATT